GTGGTGTAAGCCGACAGCGTAAACGTTTTGATTGTGGTGAACGTCACGCCGTCGTTGCTGGCCTGAACCCTGACAGATGAGATGTACCGCTCCACGGGCCTGAAGTAGCTGGCGTATTTCCACCCAGTGCATGTGACGGGGCTGCCGTGGTCGTATTGGATGTAAGCGCTTGATGCGGGGAACGCTATCTGGAAGGCCAGCGAGTTGTAGACCCCGTTAGTTGCCCCTGGAATCGTTCCGGTCCAATTCAGCGGATAGTCGTTCATCACTCCGCCGTTGTATAGGGTTCCACCTGTGACGTAGGTGCCGTTATTGACGAGAACAAACTCTCCCACCTGGAGGCCTGACGATCCCGTCCTGGTCAGCTGGTCAAATCGCCAGTAGCGATAAGCGGCAATCCCGCCACCATCAGCCGCCCCGGCCGCCAGTGACAGGCTCATCGTCAACGCAGCCCCGGCTGCCTCTGCATCGGTGAACGCTCCATTCGTCGCCAGTGACAGGCTCACGGTCAGATCTGCGCCGCTGGCCTCAACGTCGGTGAACGCTCCGCCGGTCTCCAGTGACAGGCCGATCGTCAGCGATGCACCGCCGGCGCCGGCCTCTCCGGTCGCCTCTCCAGCGGCCAGTGAGAGGCCGATCGTCAGCGCGGCGCCTGGCACTTGTACGGCGGCACCACCGGCCACAAAACCCAGCAGCATGCGCAGCTGAGCGCCGGCCACGCTGGATGCCACTGGGGGCGCCGTCTCCAGGGTGAGGCTGACGTTGTGCCCGCCACACGGCAGGTCATCAACCGAGCCCTCGCCCGCGTATTTCCAGCGGTAGGTGCTCGGCACATAGGTTGAGACGCTGCTGTAGCTGACGATCTCAGTTGGCAGGGTGAAGCTCTCAAACGCCCCACGCCTGGCCGCATAGTGGTTCCAGATCGCCAGCATGTCGGCCTCTGGCAGCGCCTTGAACGTGAGGCGCAGCTGAGCCTGGATGAAGACGTTGGAGTGCCGGACAGTTGCGCCCCTGCCGGTGTAGCCCGCCAGCGCCGTCGCCGGATACTCGCCCGGCGTGAACGTGCGGGAGCTTGGAACCAGGGCGGGGAAGGCGGTCATGTCAGGGTTGCAGCGCCGGTTTCAAGGTCAATGGTCAGCGTTGCTGCGTCGTATCCGATAAAATCGCGGCCTTGATTGGTTTTTACGTCGTCTTCATAAACCTTTGTCGGCAGCACGACGCTCTTAGTGGCAAGCAGCTGAACAGCTGTTGCGGTTGTGTTTACCCATTTGTTACTGCCGCTGAGTGTCCACGATCCTCCGTTGTATCCATAGATGCGAATTTGTATGCTGCCAAATGCTGCGCTCCACCAGTAGGCGGCAAGCCTGAAACTGACAGACGCAATGTTTGGAAGATTCGCCGACGTGATCAAGTCGTGTTGTACTTCTGGCCCTTGTCCAGTTTCGTCGCCCGCCCACTGCACCACGGGCAAGCCCGCTGGATTCAGTAGCTCATCCTTCATCTGATAGAGTCCGGCCTCCCAGCCGGTGTAATAGCCAGCATCCTCCGACCGCAAGACTCCAGGAGTTGTGACCGAAGTTCTTGTTTCCAGGTCTTTGCCACCGCTCCAATAGTATTCGATAAGATAGTGATCAAACACGCCGTCAACATTGGCGGCATTGGTCGGCACAAAATCAACAACAGCACTATTTAGGAAGGTAACTTCTGTGAATCCGCCAGTCCAGGATGCAAACTGCACAATAGCTCTGTAGGTAAGCTGCTCCGCTGGATTCGTCGCCTGTGGCGGGAATGCCGAGCCGGGATACGGAATCAGGAACTGGCCCTCAAACACTCTGTCTGCTGGTGGTATTGGCAGGTCTTCTGCGTCGGCGTCCCAAGGATTGGCTATTAGCCCGCTGAACAACACCGTCGGTAGACCAGCTGGCTGCGGTGAAACCGGTTGACCGTTAGGTAGCAGCGCCGTTACAGATACAGTATTGATAGATGCAAACAACGATCCAAGGTCATCGCGCGGCGCCCTGCCTGTTGGAGAGATGCGCATCTTCACCCGAAGATTGCTGCCTTCCCACGCCACCGAGTGGAAGAACAGGCCGGCCAGGTAGTTCTGCAGGTCGTCGTCTGGATTTGGGGCTGGCTCGGGTTCATTGCTGCCGCCACCGCCAGACCCGCCGCCGCCGGGATCGGTAATTGGAGTGTCGTCGCCGGGGTCAATCGTGGTCCCGTCGCCGCCGTCGGGATCCGGCTCGAGGAACTCGTCATCGGTCGGGCTGCTGGTGTCACTGGAGCTGTTCAGGTCGCAGCCCAGGCCGGTCAGGTTGGATGTCAGCAGGATGCCCGCACCGGTGGCGCTCACCACGTCCAGCGCAATCAGGCTGCGGCCCTGGCTGTCCACTGGCTCATGGGTGAGCTCGTACTGCTCATCGCCGGACAGGGTGCGGGTGATCCGCTCGACGGTGTAGAGATAGTCGTGGAACGCCGGCACGTCGCCGGAGGCGTTGCGGCTCAGGCGCACGCGGACGATGCTGCCTTGCTGCACCAACGTGTTGTGCGCCTGCGGGCGGACCCGGAGGCGCATCGTGTGGGTTGACCTGATCCGCTTAGCCAGCAGGTATGCGCCGACCTTGACGGCATGGTCCTCGCGGGTGCAGAACGCCGACAGGTCGTGCGATTCGTACGGGCCATTCGCTGCCGTGCCGCTATAGCGCACCTCGGCCGTGCGGATGATGCCCACGTCGGCGTCGAGCTGCTGCCGCCAGATCATCTGCGCGACGAACGGCTGACGGGTGGCCCAGTCGCTGTAGACGATCTCCTCAGAGCCCGGGATCACCAGGTCGTCGTCGAACACATATGCCACCGTCAGCGGCGTGGTCTTGATGGTGCCGTCGGTGTTGACCTGCAACAGCGGCTTCAGGCCCGCCTTGCCGTTGCGGGTGCTGGAACGCAACAGGTGGTACGGCCCCCAGCGGGCGATGAGCTCGCTGTAGTTGATTGCGTCGGTGATCCAGCAGTTGGTGGTGATGTTGTTGGCGTTGAGGAACACGCTCGCCGCCTGGATCGAATCGGTGTCAATCAGCGCCGCTGGGATCCTGGCGCTGTTCAGCATCAGCCAGTAAGCCAGATCGGCCATGGAGTCCGACGACGTGTTAGCGGTCGCGTCGGCCCAGCGATAGACCTCCATCCCATGCCGGACGAAGGCGTGCACCTGCCGATTCCACACGTCGAACCCATCGGGCACCGTGACGCTGAAAGACAAGGTGGAGATGCCTGGATAGTTGCCGACCGTGCCGCAGAGATAGGTCGCCTCGGGCTTGTCGTACCCGGCCCGCGCCACGATCGCGTTCTCTGGCTGCCAGTTGCCGGCGCGGCGGTTGTAGGTCTGCCGGAATGACCCCACCCGGCACTGCCGCTGGAACACATCGCGGACCTGCAGCGCACCGATCCGGCCTTCACTCAGGACCAGGTGGTAACTCGCGGTGACGGCATTGCTGGTGTCGTTCGTGAAGCGGCATTCCGTCGCCTTCGGGCTGACGAAAACACCCCCCGCACCGTTGCGGCGACGGCCAAACACGATCGGCACCGGCTCGCCGATGGCGTGCGCCTGCTGCTGCACGTCGAGCGGGTTGCTGCCCTGCGCGGCACCCTGCTGGCCCGGGGTGGGCCTGGCGCCTGCCTGGATCGCCAGCAGGGCCAGTGGATCGCTGCCACGGATCAGGCTCACAGTTGCGCCCCCACGCCCATGATCGCTGTTGTCAGTCTGCGGGGCGGGACTGTGGCGCCGACCGGCGATAGAGCCGAGCCGAGCTGCAGCGTGAACCTCGTCACCGTCGCGCTGCCGCCCACCACCTGGCCGGTGAACTGCCCGATCAGCGTCATGGTGGCCGGTGGGCCAGCGGCGGCCAGGGTGCTGTCGAACTGAAAGATCCGCAGCTCACCGATCCACCCACCAGCCAGCGCGCGCTCGGCGGCGATGGCGATGCGACGTGTTGCCGGCAGCGTCACCGACACGCTCTGATCAGCGCCGCTGTCGCCCTCCACGAAGCCGCTGGCGTCATAGGGCAGGTATTCCCACTGCTGCCCGTCGTGGGTCACGGTGGTGCCCCAGTAGGACTGCCACCGCTCCCTGGTGGGGCCGGTGGGCTCGTAGAGCCGGAACAGTTGCGCCTGTGCTCTGCTCATCCCATCAGCACCATTCGGCCTTGCGGACTGCGCAGCATCGCCAGGATCTGCTCAGCGGTCTGCTGGGATGCACGCTCCAGGTCGTCGAGGCTGACCCATCGAGAGCCGTCGGCCTGCTGCATGACAGGGCCCGTGGAGATGTTCACCACCGGCGACGACGCGGCGCCACCGCTGCGGCCGCCGGAGCCGGATGGGATCACCGCGGCGCCGCGCTGGCCGGACAGGAAGCGGGCACTGGCCGCGGCCATCTTGCTCTCGGGCACGATGTATTCGCGTTCGCCGCCGTCGCCCACCATCGCCAAGGTGGGGCGGCTGACGGTGCCGCCCTCGGCGAAGGCGGGGACAGTCAGCGTGGGCACGCGCGGAATGTCGCCGAAGTTGGGCAGGTTGTTGTAGCCGTCGATCAGCTGGTTGATCAGCCCGCCGACTTGATTGACGCGATCGGCGATGAACTGCAGCACGCCACGAAACGCATTTTTCAGCACCTGTGGCAGCAACGTGGTTAGCGCTGTCCAGGCGTTACGGATGGGGGTGACAAGGTTGTCGTTGAAACCCTTGGTGATCCTGTTCCAGGCGCTGGCAAGTGGGATCGTGACGTAGGTCTCGAAACCCTTTGTGATCGCCTGCCAGGTCTGATTGATGGAATCCTGGATGCTCTTGTCCGCCTGCGCAATGATGCCGTCGATGTAGGCGAAACCGTCGGCGACTGCCCTCTTGGCTCCGTTCCAAAGGTCAACCCAGAACTTACGGATCGGCTCGCCCCAGGCCCAGAGCCAGGCGGCGAACTTCATCAGCGGCTCCCTGAACGCGATCGCCATGCCCACCACCGCAGCCACGGCCAGCACCGTCCAGCCGACGGGGCCAGAGAAGAACGTCAGCAACGCGGGGATAAAGGTGGAGCCGATCCAGCTCAGCGCTACCTGAAGGCCCAGGATGATGCCCTGCGATGCGATGACGAACAGGGCACCGAGCTGAGCCACAAAGCCAACGATGGCCGGCAGCCAGCCGGCAATCAGGCCGCCGAGGTTCAGGCCGACGATGGCGAGCTTGACCTTGCCGAGGAGAGCAATGGTGGCCAGGATGCCCGGGGCGGCGATCACCAGGCCAGACAGCAGCCCGCCAATCGTCACCAGGGCGGTGGTGAGGCCAGGGTTGGCGGCGGCGAAATCCGCCACGCCCTTGATGATGGGCCCGAACGCATCGGCCAGTTTCACTAGCGCCGGCAGCACCGTATCGCCAACCTCAATCTGCAGCGCCGTCAGGTTATTTTGGAACAACTGGATCTTGTTGGCTGCTGTCTCAGATCTGACCTGAAACTCTTTCAGCGCCGAGCCGGTATAGGCCGCCTTGTTGCCGGCCAGACCCAAGATGCGCTCCAGCTCGCCGAGGTTCGCCAGTAATGGCGCCAGGCCTCGCGCTTCGTCCCCGAACAGGTCAGACAGCACCGACACCTGCTTCGCCTTTGGCAGCGCCGCGATCTTGCCCAGCACCTCCATGATCGTGCCCACGGCGTTCTGCTGCAGGCGATCCGAGAAGCCCTGCGCCGCTTGCGCCGCCAGCTCCTCGCCGGTCTTCTTGGCGCTGGCCCTGGCAGCATCGAGGCCCGCCTTCTCGGTCTCCTCGATTGCCTTGAAGCGCTGATCGGCAGCGGTCTTGACTGCGGTCAGTCGCCGATCCTCGGCGTCCTCGGTGGCCTTCAGGCGCTGCTCCACTGCCTGCGACTCCAGCCGCTCCTGGTCCTGCAGGCGGTCGCGTACCACCTGCTGACGATCCCTGGACGCACGGCGCTCCATAGTCAGCTGTCGATTCAGCTGATCGCGGATCGCGTCGATTTGCTGGTCGTAGGCGTCGCGGATCGCGTTCACCTGCGCCGACGCATCAGCATTCGCGGCCCTGGCCCTGTCCTGTGCGGCCTTGATCTGCGCCTCCTGCTGCCGCTGAATGGCCCTGATCTGCGCGTCTGCCTGATCCTGCAGCGCCTCCTCGCGAGCGCTGGCCTCATCGT